CCGCCACACCACATTCAAACGCTGTTTGACCACTTGTTTCTGAAGTGTTAGCAATTGTAACTACAGTTGCTCCTGAATCCATGTGGAAACCTTTACTTAAGTAATTCCATTTAACTGAGTCAGTTGCCAAAGCCCAATTTGATTGTGGGTTTTGTTTTCCTTTATAAGTTAAGAATGATTCATCAATTCCATATTGTGTTGAGAAACCTAAATAAGTTCTTCTTACAATATCACCAGGAGACTCCACGGTATTTGAACCACCAATAGGTGTTCCAAAAGGTGGGTTAGCAATAACTTCACCTGGATAATCATATTTTGTTTTAAATTTAGGGTATGGTGATGGGTAAATAGCAGCATCTTCATATTCTCTTTGTGTGTAACCGTAGAAACCACAAGGTAAAGAATCAATTGGATATTCATTTGCCATTTCAACCATGATGTATTTTGAAATCAACGCAAACTCACCATTAGATGAACCGATTTTTTTCGCAATAAAGTTATTTGAACCTGGGTCCATAACACAATTTGTAAATTTTTCAATCACAACAGGGTTTGCATCTGTGTCAAAGAAATTTCTAACGAAAACATCAAACGACATATTGTTGTATGATAAGTTTGCAATTGACACTTTAATTTCAGTGTTTGCAGAATCTCCATCAGAAATTGATATAAATTTGAATAAGTTATATACTTTATTACCTCTTAATTCAGAAACTAAATAAGGTGTTTCAGGTGATTGGTATCTTTCTAAATTCCAAGCAATTGATTGACTTGATTGACTTCTTGCATCTGGTAATGCAATTAAGTCACAATTCAATCCACGAATGTATCCTTGACTATAAGCATAATTTAAACTTCCTTGATAAATTTCTTCAACATAAATTGGAACTTCAAATCTTGATTTACCAAAATTATCAACACCCAACACTTTTGTAATGTATTTTGCTGAAGATGCTAATAATGAAGTTTCTAATGAGAATGTATTATTATCTTTAGTTACACCTGATAACAAGAATGTTCCATATGGTGAATCAGTTATACCTGAATATTGTCCTGTACAAATTAATTGTAAATTATTAGGAACCCAAGCGTTGTCGTTTTCGTAATCAATACCGACTTCGTAAACAGGTCCGTGGTCAATACTATCCGTAGAATTAACGTATTGAGTAATACCTCTTGAACGAAGAGTACCAACAACCATGTTATTGAATTCTGTGTATGCAGTACCTGTAAATGTATATGTTTCACCTGTAACTGTACCAGTAAAACTACCACTACCACCTGAAATTAAATTACTAACAACATAGTAGAATGAATAACCTGTATAGTTATTTCCTGAAGAAATATCAAAGTTGGCATAAAACCAAGGGTCATTATCAGATGCCGATAAATCGTTAAGTTCAAAATCGTTAATACAATCATAAGAATTTTGAACATTAGAATATGTTGCAACTAATGGGGTATAATCACTATCAGGAATAGCGCCATAAATAACAGATGTTGTTGCTGAAAGAGATGGTGTGTCAATTATGGTATTTAAATAAGAATTAAAGTCATTTTGTATTGTAGATGTTGAACCATCATTTAATCTATATTGAACATTTAAATTTGCCTGAACTTGAGTTGGTAACGCTCCACTTATGAAAGTGACGGTGTTTCCTGATGATGTACCTGTAAATGTTGCGGTAAACGTTGTTCCGCTTGATGGGTCACCGATAGTCGTTGGGTCAACATTGGCAACCAATGATAAACTCCAAGATGGACCCGCATCATAACCTGACAAACCCAATACTCTTGTAACAAACAATTGGTTTGATTGTTGTAAGTATGATTTAGCAATGTATGCTGCCTCATATTTTGGGATTTGAGTGTTATAAAACTTAACGGGTTCGGTTCCGCCAAAGTAGGCTTGGAACTCATCGTAATTTGTTATGAATACTGGTTCAAATGCTGGGCCTTTTATAGTTTCCCCAACAAGACCTAAAGTCGTTACCCCCACACTTTGAGCTACAAACGATAAGTCGGTTTCAGATGTGTAAACGCCTGGTGATACGAATACTTTTTGATTTACTTGTGTTGCCATTATTAAATTATTCTGTTACAGATTTATTTTATAGATAAATATTCGACTTTTATTGAAAAAACTTTACTTTTGGATAAGTATTTATAAACGGTATGAATAAATTCTGCCTTTTTTCTACCCATGAAAATCAAGAAAGAAATAAAGAACATCAAAATATCCCCTGAATCACATGATATCCTAAAAAAGTACTGTGATAAGCGTGGAATCAAGATTTATAAATTTTTGGAGAATTTAATCTTTGAAAAGTGTAAAGAGAAGAAAGATATCTACGGAGAAGATTAAACTAATTTGTTTTCGTACAATATATTGGATTCTTGAGTGTTGTCATCTTTTGTAACTTCAATCCTTAAAATATCGTTTGTTGTGATTTCAATCCTTTGTAAATCGCTACCATAATAATCATCGTTAATATATACATCAAACGTATCAACATTGCTTGTGGATACCAAATTCATATTAGCCGTAAAATCAATTCTATCTGTTAAAACGGTATTACCTGAAACAAATAAAAATGGCATTTGAAACTCGTCAGGGTTTTTTGGAAACTTATCTATTCTTCGTTTTCTTGATGAAGTATCCATTTCAATTAACTGTGTGACTCTTTGAATTGCGGGTTTTACTTCAAATTCTTCTTCATCAATCAAATAACCCAACATAGTAAAATCATAACTTTGAACATAATACTTTCTTGATTCCATATTCATCTGTGACTCATCCGATACATTGTTCATAATAATTGGGACATACTGACCTTTAATAAATGTATACGCTTGTCTTGATGAAAAAGTTTGCATTACAATTTTATTCAATTGATTCAACTCTCTCATTCTATTACAAATGATTTTAACTTGATAATTGATATCAACAGGTACAGGTTGTGGAATTGTGTAAATATCCATACCTTGTTCGTTTCCATTCCAAGTTGGGACAGACGCATAATAAAATTGTTTTCTGTTTGGAATTGTATATTGAAGTGATGGGTTTGTACCATACTTAACTTCAGGTGTTCTAACTACCGTAATAAATGGTGGGGATGGATTGTAATCCATATCCACAAATTGCCATGTTTCTAAATATTGTGTCCAGTTTTGAGTTGTAATGATGACATCTAATAAAGGAACAATTTTACCTGCAGTTACAACCTCAAGTTCGGTTTTAACAAAATCAAGCATTCCCCTATCCAAATCGGCATGTAATACTGACTTAGGTAAATAAGTTCCATCATCTTTAATATATTCTAAAAGTTGTTCTCTTCTTTCAGATAAAACTTTTTTTGGTACCAAAGGTAATGTTGGTTTGACTATGGTTCTTGGTAATGACATTTATTCTTTTACTACAAATAGTTTATTTTGTGAATTAATCATATCAACTTCTTCGGCTCTATAAACGGGTTCTCCACTTTGTTTGTAAACAAATGAATCGTGTTTATAAGGATTGTATGTTACAATCATGTCAGACGGTGGATTTGGAATGTCATCACAAGGATATTCACAATAATCCAATAATCTTCCAATCACAAATGCGTGAACGTTTTTTGATTTTTCAGAACGAACTCGTTCTTTACCACCTTTTCTAACTCTGAATTCAACATCACCTAACTTAACATAGTCGGCATGCATAATAACTTTGCTGTCGTATGTTACAGAAAATGTCTGTTTGTGTAAGTTGTAATATACCATTACTTTCTTACCCAAGAACAAATTGTCAAATTGTGATTCTGTAATAACTACTTTCATTATAATCCTCTAAATTCGTTTTCACTTACCCATGTGGCGGTAATTGTTCTATAGAACGGTTTGTACCCACCATAAGTGTGTTTATTATCAGACCTAACATATCCGTCATCACTAACAGAATAATATCTAACTCGGTCTTCAGTTTCATAATATCCAATGTAATCACCCATGAATATTTCAACATTCAAATCTTCAAGTTGTTTTTGATAAATTGAAAATTTCATGTTTCCTGGTTCTTGGATTTCAACTTTGGAATTACCATAGAATTTATTGGTTGGTGCCATAACTTGAACCAATCCTTTTAATTCAACAGGTGCCATAAATTGAATACCGTCTTCCAAGACTTCACCATAAACGTCATCTTTCTTTGTTTTATATCTGTCAATACGATATAATACAATGGTAAAGTTCATATCACCCTCCAACCATTCTTGACCCATACCAATATCAAGGTCAAAATCTTCACCACCAAAGAATTTACCTAATCTCGTTATCGGAACTAATTTCTCCATATATTGATAAATACCTAAACTTTTACTATATTTAAGTAAATTTAACAATATTAAATGAGTGATGTTAGTTTAGAATCAAAGGCAATGTCCATTCTTGAGTCATATGAGGGTGGTAATAACTATATCTTGGAATTAAAACGCAAATCACAAGTCAATAGAAAGTTTTATCCGACAAGGAGTCAATCGGAATACATTATCAATTTTCACAACAAACAACCAAAGGTTGCAAAGAAATGGGTAATCCTTGACGCTTACTTCGCTCAAAAATTAGCGGATGACAAATTGTATACCGAAATCCCACAAAAAGTTTGGGTTGAGAAGTTATTGGCCGATAAAGAAAAGGCGTACCACATTTGGGGTAAAGTATTGGATAAAGAGGAATTTCACGATTTTTGGTTACCAAAGGCGGCAATCATCAAAGACAATTCGGTTAAAGATGTTGTAATTGATTATTCAAAGTATTCTCATCGTCCACCACTTGAACACCAAAAAGAAGCGGTTCAAAAATTAGTTGAGAACAAAAAGTTTATTCTTGCCGATGATATGGGTCTTGGTAAAACAACTTCAACAATCATTGCAGCATTAGAATCAGGTTCAAAGAAAGTATTAATTATTTGTCCCGCAACATTAAAGATAAATTGGAAACGTGAAATTGAAAATTATTCAGACAAATCAATCTACATCGCTGAAAGTAAAAACTTCAGCACCGAAGCTGATTTTGTAATTATAAACTACGACATAATAAAAAATTTCCATGACCCTAAAAAGAAAAATGACTCTCAAGTTCTTGCTGCCAAGTTTGATTTGGTTATTATCGATGAAGCACACTATATCAAAAATGCTACGGCTCAAAGGACGAAACTAATTAACGATATTATTAAAAACACCGAACGGATTTGGTTGTTAACGGGTACACCAATGACATCAAGACCAATCGATTATTTTAACTTATTAAGTATAATTGATTCTCCTGTGGCGAAAAATTGGATGGCATATGCAATCCGTTATTGTTCAGGATACCAATTTAATGTTGGTGGAAGAAAAGTTTGGAACGTAACAGGGGCATCTAACCTTGAAGAATTAAGAGACCGAACATTAGGATTAACACTAAGACGATTGAAAGAAAACGTACTTGATTTACCCGATAAAATTATTACTCCCGTATATTTAAGATTGAAATCAAAGTCATATGAAAATGTCATGGGCGAATATTACGATTGGTACGACAAGAACCCCGATGAGTCCAAATCACTCACCGTACAATTTTCAAAATTAACAAAAGTTAGACAAATCATTGCAGATGAAAAAATTGCACAAACTATTGAACTCGCTGAAAATATTCTTGAACAAGACAAGAAAGTTATTATTTTCTGTAATTTCACTGATTCCTTAAATAAAATTACAGAACACTTTGGTAAAACCGCAGTAAAACTTGATGGTTCTATGTCAAAACCTGAAAGACAAAACTCGGTCGACCAATTCCAAGATAACCCCAAAGTTAAAGTATTTGTGGGTAACATTAAAGCGGCAGGTGTTGGTATTACATTGACATCTGCAGAAGCGGTTATTATGAATGACTTATCATTCCTTCCATCAGACCACGCCCAAGCTGAAGACCGAGCTTATCGTTACGGTCAAAAAAATAATGTTTTGGTTTATTATCCAATATTCGAAAATACAATCGAAGGTGTCATCTACGATATCCTAAACAACAAAAAACAAGTCATTGCCACCGTAATGGGCGACAACCAACATCCGGCCGATGCTGCAGAAGAAATCTTACAAAGAATTAACGAACTGCGATATTAACGAACTACGGATTATTTATATATAACGGATAATCCAAAATTATGAAAAGAACAAAAGAGAAAATCCAACAACTAGAGTTACAGATACTTGAAAATCACGTAACCATAGAAAAAGAGTTGTTGATTACAGAAATGAAAAAAATCGGAATAGAGAAACTACCATATTCCTACTCAGCCCTCAAACAGTTTATTGACCCCGAAACCATGAGTTTCCATTACAATAAACATTACAAAGGGTATGTTGATAAACTAAACGACGCATTATCAAAGAAAAAATACGGAGATTTAGAATTAGAAAAAATAATCAAGACAATCAGTCGTTTTGATAAAACAATTCGAAACAACGCAGGTGGAGCATTTAACCACGCTTTGTTTTGGAATATGTTAAGTCCCGAACCAAAAAAACTAACAGGCGAACTTTATAAAAAAATTACCAAAGAGTGGGGAACATTCACAAACTTTAAAAAAGAGTTTGATAAAATTGGTAAAGAAAGATTTGGTTCAGGTTGGGTATGGTTAGTTCTAACCTCCAATAACAGATTAAAAATTATGTCGACTCCAAACCAAGACAATACATTAATGAATGTTATTGAAGGTGGTGGTTTTCCATTGTTGGGATTGGATTTATGGGAACATGCTTATTATTTGAAATATAGAAACAAAAGAGATGAATACATCACAAACTTTTGGAAAGTGGTCAATTGGGATTTTGTAACCAAAATGTATGAAATGAAAGTTGAAACCAAATTAACTGAATCTACCAAAATGAAACAAGTTTTAAGTGAAGGTAAATCTGAAATGTGTTCAAAATCTGACAATGAATTTTATAGAATGTTATTTAACGTAAACCAAGACATTAAATGGACTTACATGAATGGTATTAATAGAATTCTTAAAGAAGTTTTTAATGAAAATTATATTGATACACCAAATAATAATCAATTACCTGGCGTTTATGATATTGAAGGTCCTGGTAGGTCGGTAATAAATAAATTAAATACAAATTACACTGCGTTTTGTATC